TTAAGCAGATAGACATGCTCATGGAGCAACTGTATATTTTGAGCGAAACATCGGCAGCGGCATTTGGACAGCTCAAGTCTGGACTTGCCGAAAGCGGTACGGCGCTGCGCCGGCTGATGATGGCGCCGCTGGCGAAAGTAAACCGTATCCGCATGAGGTTTGACCCGGCCCTGAAAGAGGTTCTCTGGCTGGCATCGAGATTGGAGAAGGCACAGGGCATGGCTGGAGCAATAGTGCTTGAGAATATTCATATTGACTGGAAAGATGGCCTGCCGGATGATGATGTCGAGCTCACCCAGAACGAGGTGCAACGGTACACCGCCGGCTTGACCAGCCTTGAAAGCTCATTGCGTAGATTATACGGTTTGGAAGGTCAAGCGCTACAGGAGGAAATAGACCGCATCAGGAGCGAACAAGCAGGACAAGGGACTACCGAACTGCCGCCTATAACATTGCCGACGGTAGAGGGAGAAGGTGCAGGTGAAGAATAATGCCAGATGTAAGGCAATTCAGCGATGCGGAAATAAACCGGATGATTAAGTTTTATGAGCAAGCCGAGCGAGAAATATTAGACCAATTAAACAGGGCGCTTCTCCGGGGTAATAAAACAGAGTACCTTGCTCAGATGAAGAAGAACATCGAAGCCATCCTGCAACAGCTTAGAGAAGGAAATAGGACTTGGTGCGAGCAGGCAATTCCGAGGGTATATTCCCAAGGCCTTTATTCAGCAGATGCCATGCTGAAAGATGCAGGAGTTTCCGTCAAGGCCGGTTTTGGCGCTATCCATCAGCAGGCAGCGCAGGTACTGGCCGAAAACGCATTTCAGCGGTTCGAGGACGTCCTGCAGGTGATAGGCCGCCAAGTCAACGATATATACCGGGAGCTGGCGTTGGAAAACGTCAGAGGAACAGTAGTAGGCTACGATACGTGGAAGCAGACGGCCCGAAGGTTTAGAGAGCAACTTGCAGAGCGGGGTATGACCGGATTCAAAGACCGATCCGGCCGCATGTGGAATATGCGAACCTACTGCGAAATGCATGCAAGGACAGTTTGTATGGAAGCCCACCTTCAGGGCACGGCCAACCGCCTTGTTGAGCAGGGACATGACCTGGTGAAAGTCAGCACTCACCGTGGAGCGTGTGAACTATGCCAGCCGTGGCAGGGAAAGATATTGAGCATTACTGGGAAAACAAAAGGCTACCCCACGCTGGAAGAGGCTAAGGCTGCTAAACTTTTCCACCCTAACTGCAGGCATGCTTATGGCTTGCATATTGACCTGGACAAAGAGGTTGAGGATAAAAGTGTTTATGATATAACAGAAGTGGACGCAGAAGATATATTTACCCCAGCAAAAACAATCAGCGAAGCCGAAGCGTACGCAACAGACATACTTGGACTTAAGGTAAATTATAAGGGAATGGATTTGGATACTGCTAATAGCTTAAATGAAGGTATGTTCATAACCTTAAAAGAATTCCCACAGCTAAAAGGCTTTATTGATGAATTTAAGATTTCCGAAGCAAAAACTTTTTATGGGAAGTTTTCAGCAGAAATGATTAGACTTGCCCCTGACCAGATAAAAATAAAAAGAATCGTGAAATTTAGTAACATGGGACATAAAGAAAACATCCATGAAAAGTTACTTGCATCTATTGAAAAAGATGTTAAAAAGAACCTTCATTTTAAGGGCATTACTCTACAACATATTGCAGCACATGAACTGGCACATGCTTTGGAACATCAAATTGTGTTCAATCGGTTAAATAAGGATGTTTTAAGTATTTCTGAATGGAATAATTTTGCAAGAACATTGAATACCAGTAAAGAAGCAAAAAGCATTACTGATGCTGCACTTAAAAACATGGGAATTAATCCAGTAGGAAGGGAAGCTTATGAAGCTTATAAAGACCTTGGAAGATATGCACTAAAGAACAGAAGTGAATTAATGGCACAAGCAGTGGCTGATGCACTTATAAGCGATGAACCTTTGCCTTTTAGTCGTGCGGTATTGGAGGAAGTAAAAAAAAGATTAGGAGGTAGTCAGTAATGTCTACACCAACAGAACCTGACTTCATGGATTGGATTATTGTTGATGAAAATGGTTGGCATTTAAGAGAAGATGCCCCTGACCACATCAAGAAACAATATGAAGAATGGGAAAAAGAGATCCAAATGTACAAAGAGGTGCCTGACAAATAAGCGCTTAATCAGTCGCTTTTCTTTTAGGCTCACCTTCCACAGCAATGCCATAAATGGAAGCGTCATTAAACCGCATTGGTATAAGCACCCGGCTTTTGTAGCAATAGCAATTCTTTTCCGGTACCCAGACGACATTTCCAAGACGGTGCTTGGTTCCCGGTTTTGGGATATACCAGAACCCGCACTCTTTCCAAAATAGCCGGGTATGTTTCTTTCCGAGCCGGATTAAGGAGGGAATCATCTTCTGCTTGTAAATTAAGCTGATACGGTGATTAATACCGACATGGACGGATAGCTCGTCCTGTGGCATGTACCAATCGAAGTCATTCACAAAAAACACCTCTGGAATAATTATACTCCAGGGGTTTTGTTTTGTACATGAAGGGAGGCTGCAGATTGCATGAGAAAATACGCAATAAGGTAATTCCGCTGCACAGGTGGGAAGTGCACGAGTTTCCATGGGGAGCAGCAGTCAAAGAGCAAAGGACCGGCAAATGGACAAACATTTTTCTCAAACCTGACGGGCAAGAGATTGATGTAAGTTTATTAAACATTGAGCTACATGAGAATGGAATTGAGTTTTTGGATTACTAACGCCTTATGGCGTTTTTATTTTGCCCTGGTTTAGTATTTGCGGGGCATAAATGCAAAGACCTGAGAACTGGGACTGACCAGTATAAAAAGTAACAGGAAAGGAGTTTTATTAATGGATTGGTTAAAAGAAATCTTGAAAAAAGCCGGAATTGAGGAAGGAAAACTGGACAGCGTGATTGGCGACATCAACAAGGAATTGCCGAAATACTTTATCCCGAAGGACAAGTACAACGAGGTCGCAGAGGCAAAGAAGAAGCTTGAGGCTGACATCCAGGAGAGGGACAAACAGCTTGAGCAGCTGAAAGCTGCTGCAGGCGCAAGCGAGGAACTTAAAAAGCAGATTGAAACCCTGCAGGCCGAGAACAAGAAGGCAGCCGAAGAATGGCAGGCTAAAATGGCACAAATGCAGCTTGATTTTGCCATTGAAAAAGCGCTGACCGCCGCCAAGGCCAAAAATGCCAAGGCCGTGAAGGCCCTGCTCGACATGGAGAAGGTGAAGCTGGACGGCGAGCAGTTGCTGGGTCTGGATGACCAGCTGAAAGCACTTCAGCAGTCAGACCCGTATCTTTTCGGCGATTCCGGCAAAGTAGGGGGAGGCACCAACCCGCCAGGTGCTGGCAACCCCGAAGTAAATCCGTGGAAGCCGGAAACCTGGAACCTCACTATGCAGGGCAAAATCCTGCGGGAGGACCCGGCTAAAGCAACACGGATGAAAGCAGAGGCGGGAGTAAAGTAAAAAATCATGAGGTGATGAAAGGTGTCTGTAACCAAAACTATAATCAGTGACGTTATTGTTCCCGAGGTATTTAATCCGTACGTTATAGAGCGTACAGCAGAACTATCCGCATTTTATCAGAGCGGCATTATTGCCAGGAACCCTGAACTGGACAGGCTGGCCAGCTCCGGCGGCAAACTCGTGAACATGCCGTTCTGGGAAGACTTAACCGGCCCTGATGAAGTACTAAGCGATCAGACAGCCCTGACCGTCGGCAAGATCACAGCGGCCCAGGACGTGGCGGCATTGCTAGCCCGCGGCCGTGCATGGAGCGTGAATGACTTAGCTAAAGCTCTGTCCGGTGACGACCCGATGGCCGCAATAGGTGATTTGGTAGCTGCATATTGGGCGAGACGTTTCCAGGCCATCCTGATTAGCACTCTTGAAGGCATATTCGGCAACGTCGCGACCGAAATGAACACCAACCAGCATGATATTTCCGGTTCACCCGATGCTGACGGTGATGACGTTATCAGCGCAAAAACCG